TTTCTTTATCAACAGTTTTTCAATCTGCCTACTCGAAATAATTACGTTCGTGTTTGGGTCGTTACTCGCGTGTTGTGCTATCTCAACGCAGTCTATTACGTCTTGTAGCTTTTCCCTGAGTAGTGGGTGGAAACCGTCTAAGGCGTAGACTAACATTTCCTGACTATACACAACAGTTGCATGGTCTTTACAAAACATCTTACCAGCCTCAACTATTGACATACCACATAAACACGCCCACGCCATTCCTAACTGTCGCCATTGCATAATGTCACGGCTTCGGTTAGGTATCTTTAACTCGTCTATTGAGTACGGACACACCAAGAAAAACTCGTGCATCGTGTAGAAGTTTCGTTTCGGTAGTTTCGACTTAATGTATTTTAACTTTCTGCCGTATCTTTCGCTGTCTTTAACCATTGTCTAAATGCTATTTGTATGTTAATCTGCTGTTCGCTTGTTTCTGCGCTTGCGTTCTTCATTATCCTTTCATCGAGTTTCCGTATTTGTCCGATGAGGTTCTGCGTTGCTATCTTCATGTCGGTTCTAAACGCTTTGTCTTCGTTTAGGTCTTCGAGAAAGTCCGCGAGTACGGGCATTATTCCGATGGCTGCGAGGAGTTTTAGTTCTTGGTTCATATATCTGTAAATAAATTAACGCTTGATTTGTCTATTTCCGTCTTTGAAAAGCCGAACTCGTCAATGTCTGCAATTCGTTGCCTTACCACATCAACCCATTCGCTCGCTTGTTTATGGAAGTCCTTTTTAATTTCAAACCCGTATGCCTTTCTTTTCATTTCTAATGCAGCAACTAATGTGCTTCCGCTACCTGCGCATGGGTCAATGACAATATCGCCTTCGTCCGTAAATATCTCAATTAGCTTTTTGAGTAGTTTAACAGGTTTCTGCGTGGGGTGTAGCTTACGCACTAAATCATCATCACGCTCCCAGTCAATACAGTTAAATATCATCTTACCTTTGTTGTTGAATTTAGGCAATTTCTCGCGGTAAAATAATACACCGTATTCACAATTTCCGACTACCTTCATATTGGCTTTTAACACTTGAGCGGAGAAGTTTTTTCTAAAAACAAGGTTAATGTAATTGTTTAAGCCGTACCGTTTAGCAAGTTCAATAAGATACATTTGTTGGTCAAAGGCGCAGAATACTATCATACAAGGTGCTTGTCCTTTTTCCTTTGGTTCGTTTTTCAATAGCTTACTGCAAAAGTGCATAAATTCGGCAGGTTTAAAATTCTCGTCCGTGTCGAAGAAAGATTTACCTGCGAGTTCGCTTTCTCCGTTTGAGTTGTCTCCGTCTTTATACCAAGCTGGATTACTTGCGTATGCGTTGTTTCCTAAATTGTAAGGTATATCGGCAATGATTAACTGCGCTTTGTGTAAATTATACGTCTTAAAATTCTGGAAGTGGTCGTTAAAGAGTATTTGTTTCATATCATTTCTACTTTTAAAATTATACCTTCCCAAAGGTCGGCTTTTTTGATTGCGTCTTCTTTGCTGTTGGCTGTGACTATCTTAAATAATTCAATCCAAGTTTTGTGTGCGTAGCCCTTATAAGTTACTTTCCATTTCATGCTAAATAGTTTTTCCAATTTACCGTCTTTTTGTCAATAGTATTTTACTTTGTCGCTTTTTTGGCTTCATAAACCCACTCTAAAACCTTTCTAACTTCTGCGCATTTTGCAGTTCTTACAAAGTGTTTAATGTGTGTTTTTTCGTCGCTTAAATGAATTAATCTTTTTTCTAATTTTTCAATTAATATATCCAATGTATTATTCATGTTGTTGCTTTTTTGATTTCTGAAATGCGGTTAACTAAGTCTGCGTTGTAATTCGTCCACCACTTCTTTCGGTCTGCGTGGGTGATGGCTAATTGTCTTCTTAAGATTTCTTCAAAAAACAAGGTCTTCTTCTTCGTCTTCATTTTCAAATGGGTCTATTAGTTTATATTCTTTTCCTGAGCCTTCGCACTCGTGGCATTCGTGAGTAACATTAAAACCATAAGGTCCGTACTCGCTTACATATTCGCCTATACCAGTTCCTTTACAATAGTAACAAGGCACTTCTATTTTTTCGTACATAGTTATAAATCTAAAATGTTTTCTTGTGTAATGTCTAAAAGGGTTGTTTCTACAATGTCACGTGCGGTATAGTACGCTGTGCTTTCTGCGTCCGTCTTTGCAACCTTAAAGTTATGGTTTAGCTGTCTCATGATTTCTTTGTAGCCTTCAATGAGTGCTTCAATCTTGTCTTGTTTCTGCTCAATAATTACTTGCTGTTTGTATTCGTAAGCTGTCATGGTTTAAGTATTAAAGTGAATAAAAATAAAATACAACTGTTAAAATAAGGAGTCCGCAACCTATACCGATTAAAGAATTTTTTTCTTCTGCGTTGCGTGGGGTGAAATAGGTAATTAAGTTTTTCATATTATTTAGCTAAATATACTGTTACATCTTTAAGAGTGCGTGCCGTTCTTGCCCACCATTTAAGACCTAATTCGTTTGTTATATTGCTTACGAAGAATTTTTCTCTTACTCCGTAACCTGAATTTTTAGGGTTGCTGATTTTAGAAACCATACAAACTTTAACGTCGTTTACACAAATGTACTTTACGTCTTCTCCTAAAATGTTTTTTTCTGTGATGATTGTTACTGCTTTCATGTTTCGTTTTTTTAATGTTGTGCCTTATTGACCTTACAAATGTACTGCTTTAATTTTAATACACAATAGTTCTGCACACTTTTTTAACAAAATAATTTAAGGTTTTTTCTGAAAGTCAATGGTAGTGCGGGTTTTAGCGTGAAAAAAACTTTTTAGGAATTTGCATTTTGTCACAAAATTAGGCTAAATATGTGACGAAATAGGACTAAAGTAAGGGTATAGCCTTACGAAGAGGGGGGTGTGGTAAGGTAATAACCTTAAAAAAAACAGGGCTAACTCGAAAGAAAGCCCCGTTCTAAACCTAACATGAAAAAGAAGTAGGTGCGAAGATACTAAATATTGTTTATCATTTTATATTGCAACCAGTCCATGTACACTTTATTGTTTACTGAGTACGCAGAACGGCATCCGTCTTTACATTGTAACGAGTGCATTATTGTACCCGCCGAAGTTGTATAGGTCTTGCTTAAACGTATGTTAGGGGTTCCGCAGTTAGGACATTCCCAACGTTCGCCACCTCGCAAAGTAGAATAGTTTACTTTGTGCTTTGAGTATGGTCGTAATTTATCGAATACTTTTTCTAAAATCACTACGTCGTTTTTGCAATACTCAACCATGTGGCTTAAAGCTTCGGGGTCTTTGTCGAAAATGATTTTTTTCCACGTGTCGAAGCCTCCAGTGTCCACCTTACCGCCAACGCCTAAATATTTACCTATGTAGTCAAGTCTATTACTATTAAAATAAAAGCCACTTTTAGCGTATTTAAGCGTGTCTATTGTGCGGTATGTAGGAAACATATCAATGTCATGAAATATACACCTTGTACGAAGCCATTTAATATCGAAGCGGTCACCGTTGTGTCCGATTATTTCGTCGGCTTTGTTGAGTTCTTGAATGAACTTTTTTAATAGGGTCTTGTCATCTTGTTTTTTGTCCCACGTCAAAGCGTGAACTTCGTCTTCACCTTCCCACTTCCAACAAACGCAAATAATAGCACGTTCCTTTACTATATTGTCATGGCTTATATTAAGGTTATACCCTATCCTCCAACTTGTAACTATATTTGGCGAGGTTTCAATGTCGAAAAATAGTCGTTTTCTTGTCATGGTCGAAAGGTATCGTAATAATCACTAAGTCTATTTAACCAACCTTTGCGAAATTTGTAGTTTTTACTTCCGGGTTTGCTGATGGCAATAAAGAAAGCCTCACGAAGTCTAATTAACTCGTCGAATAATATACGGTCATGAAGTTCATTGGCAGCCTTCAAAGTCATTGGTCCGATTTTACCGTCAATGGCTACGTTTTTACCTAAATTATTTAAAGCTTGTTGTAATGTTTTAATAGCTTGTCGTTGACCCGAACCCCAAGCCATACCCGTAACAATTACGCCAATGGAAAAGCACCTAAACTCGTCACCTTTGCACTTGTCCCAATAGCCTTTTTTAAATATCTTAAACCAGTCTTCTGAGTTCATATTTAAGAACCGCTCGTCGTTAGTAGTGCCAAACATACCTACCCAAGTTGAGTAACAAATACCCATGTTAGTGTGGTACATTTTACCCTTAAATAAAGTCGGGCAGTACATCGAAGAGCAGGAGTCGGACGGGTCACCTGAAAGACCGCCTTCCCATTTCTTAATAAATTTAATGTAGGTTTCTATATTCATATCGTTTTTTTGCTAAAATAAGAATTTGCGTAAGAGAATAAACATTAAAATAAGGAAGAGAATAAACGACGAAATGAGTAAATAGTTCTTTACTTGGTTTAGTGGTGAACGTTTTTCCCTTATACGTTCCTTTTTTAAGTCATTTTCACGCGATTTAAGCGCATTTCTCAGGCTGTCCTTATACATTTGTCGAACCGTGCGCAAAGAGTCGTTAAAACGCTTGTAATCAAATCTAATTTCGTAACGTGTTTTTGGTATGTAGGAAACTTTGAGCTTTATAATAGTGTCATGTGAGCTATAAAATTTCTCCCAATATACCGTGTCGGTAGTTTTGACAAGGAAACTATCCACTTTAACTACTCGGATTGTGTCGCTAATGGTGTCGCACCGATAACCTTTTTTGATTGCTTTGTTGAGGTGGTAATTAACCGAGCAAGACGTTAAGCAAAGTATTAAAATTATACGCAAAAACATATATAAGTGTTTATTTTGTGAGAATTATACGCAAAAACATATTAAAACGAGTCTTTAATTGCTTTAGCTTTTTTCACAAACGACTTGAAACGTGCTATAAAACCTTTGTCGTTTCCGTATTTTACTCTGATTTTCTCGTCTATACTTACCACTTCAATACTGGCAAGGAATAACCCGACTAATTTAGTCAAAGTATAATCCACCGAAAAGACGGTTTTAACCATGTCGTTAACCATTGCGTAATCAATAAGGAAAAATAATATAACCGCACTTTGGTACGTTATCATTTTACCTACTAACCCCTGACGAAGGCGACGACTGCTAAACTTTTCAGTAGTCAAACGGACCGCTACAAACGTATCTAAGAAAATAGCCAATCCAATAACTAATAAGATAACTTGAATAGGCGCAAAGAACGAATAAACCGCAACAAGTAACGTAATTAAATACTTCATATTTCGTACTTAGTAAGTTCGTTAAACGTCCATTCAATAACCTCATCTTTTGTGAAGGTCGAAACGTAAGTAAACCCGTCTAAGTTTACACCGTAATCCTGTTCGGGAGTTGAAAGTAACACGTCCACGCGACAAGCGTTTAGTCTTAAGTCGTCGGTAATATATACAACCGTTATTTCAGGGTTGCTAATTGTATTCTCGAAGAAAGGAAATTGATAGTTCATAATTAAGAAATTGTAGTTCCTGAAACTGTGCAAACTCGCACCCATATACCCCATAAAGACGAAGACTTTGCAACCGTTGTAAACGGGTTTGGTCCTGCGGTCTCGGTGCTTATTCCCGTTGTGCCCGTTTGGTTTGTACTGACGAACATATAACGACGAGTTAAATTGAAAGGTGCGTAATTGTACACGAACCCACCCGGAAAACTAAAGTTCATTATATTAACCGCTTCGTTAATGTTAAACAAGTCCCAACCCGTTAAGCCGTCAATAGTACTTGAGGTGTATTGAGTTAGTTGAGTAGTCCACGGTCGTGTAGTTGCATCACCGAAATAGTAAGCTAAAACCGTAGTCCCGTTGTATGTAGTCCAATCAATAGCAACCGAGTTTGTGTAGGTCTGAGTTCCCGTCTTACTTGTAAATCGGTTCGTGTTTCCGAAAGGATTATTAGACGCTAAAGTCGTGAAGTTAGTAAGCCGTCCGCGTTGCGTTGCGCCATCGTCACCCGTAGCGTATGAGGTCGTTTGTCCCGTCTTTGGTATAGTAGCACCAACGGGTACAAATGAAGCCGTGTCAACCGTGATTGTAACGTGGTTTGAGTTGCCTTGGTAAACTACCGATTGAGGTGTTATGTCGTTACCGCTTTGGTTATGTAGGCGAATGTTTAACGGGTCGGTTGCGTGTATCTCAAACGGGTTCGCTTGGTTAACCGTGATGTCATTGTTTTGTACTACATAAAGAGTTGTTTCACCGCTTGGTGTAGTTACGTTTGTTATTGTACCGTCGTTTTCTTTTTTCAGGTGGACTATACCGTCGGGTGCAATTATTTGTTCGGTTGTTCCGCAATCAATTGACTCGGTTAATAAAAGTAAGTCGTTCGTGTTTACAAGTTGAGCAATTGCAGGTTCACAAACCGCAGGGTCGGGTACTTGAATTGTTAAACTTCCACCGCTTGGTATTGTTCCGCTTTGTATGTCAGTTCCGTTTTCGTATTCGACCAAGTAGTTAGCTGGTAAACATTCAACCTCAACGGGCGTTATTGGGTTCATTGGTATTTCACAAGGTCCATAAGTAGAAACCTCGAAAGTAATACCCATTACCCACCCAGCGACGTAATCTAAATCGTAGTTATTTAACGGTGTCATTGTAGCCGTTCCCACTACATCTAACTGCGCATCCATGTCGTTTATATAATAAACATACATATCTTTCAATATGAGTTGGCAGTCGCTTAGAATAGTGTTTAAATTGGCGCGGTCTTTTTGTATAATGTCAACGCAATAAACGTTAATCGAAAATTGGTTCGTGTTTAAGTCCTCCAAGTCGCTCAAAGGCTCAACGAAAACAACCGGGTACTTCTCATCTTTAGTACTGAAGTTCGGCATCTGTTCACGAAACTCACCCCCGTACTTTTTGATTTGCAAGTGAGCGTTACAAAACTGCTCTATTTTTGAAAGTAGTGTTATATAGCTTGTCATAGTGTCGCGTTTTCCTGCATTTTCTTAACCTTATTTTGTGTACTTGTTACGTCACTTTCAACTACCACCGCTTTAACCGTTAGACTTGTTTCTTTGTCCGTTGGTGCGCTTGTTGTATTCATGTTATTACCTTGTCCGAAAAGACTAAAAGAAGGAGTCCCACCCGCTGAAGTATCGGGAGTCCCACCAGTTGAGGGTGGAGTACCGCCACCGCCACCTCCACCGCCTTTGCTTCCGTACTGAGTCGAAGCAATTTTAGCAATATTAGCAAGTGAAGTGGTAACCGCAAAAGCAAGTGAAGCAATACCAATAGGATTTGGAACAACTCCAAAAGCTAAAGGTGCAGCCGCTAATGAAGTGTTAGCCGCCTTAAATCCGTCAATGATTGCCATACTTAACTGCATAGCTTTTTGGATTTGAAACTGACGCTTTGCGCGCTTTTCTTTACTCGCTTCGTCTTGTTTTCCGAACCTATCCGAAATAGTAAAAGCGGTTTCTGCTAAGTTGTTAACTGCGCCTGCGTAATCGGACGCAATTTGTATTTTTTCGGCTTGTTCTTTAAGTCGTTTTTGTCGCGCTTGTTCGGCTGCATCATCTTCTATTTTAGCTATTGCTTCCGCTTGTTGCTTTTCAAGTTCTTGAACGTCTAAGCCGTATTGTTTAGCTTGCTCAATTAGATTGAAGTATTTTTCACGAACCGCGTCAATTTCTAATTGCTGTTGACTACGTGTATTTTGTTCGTATAGTGCGAAGAAATCTTCCTCTTCCTGCGCTCTTAATAGTTGAGCGTCTTTAATTACCTTGTTTAGTTCGGCTTGTTTCTTAGCTTCAGCGTCAACGTATTTTTTGTTTATTGCGTTTGCTGTTTGTTCGGCTTCTTGAGTGTATAAGGCGTTGAGTTTTGCGCGTTCGTCTTTATTTAGCTTTTCGTTCTTTGCAAGGTCCTCACGAAGTCTTTGATATTTATATTCGTTTGCCTTAAGTTCCTTTTCAATACCGTCTTGCATTAAGCCAAGGGTAACGTCTTGAACTAAACGTGTAGCTGCTAACCTATCCGCTAAAAATTGCTTTTGTGCGTCCGCTGCCTTTTGCCCTTCGTTAATTACTTCTTGATTGAGTTTAACCTCTTCGACTTTTATTTCTTGTGCCTTGGCTTTGTTTTCTTTAACCGTTTCTTTGTATAGTGAAGTTTGGTTTAGGAAGTTGTTATCCATAACCTCTAATAATTTGAGGTTGTTGTTAATCTCTTCCTGAAGGTATTTATTACGTTCAATTCTTAACGCTAAAGTGCTTTTCCCTTCGGCATCTAACAAGGCTATCTTTTGGTCCATTACACCAAGCACCTCTTGACGCTTTTCTTTTTCTTCTTCAAGTGCCTTTGTCGTTTTGGCAAGTGCCTCATCCGCAGCAAAAGACGTTAAACCCATTAAATCCAAAAACCACTTGACCATGTCAATCAATGGTTTGAATGCTTGGGTTAAAAAGTCGATAAACTTAGTCACAAAACCGAGCCTATCCGCTAACATATAAAGACCTGCTACAATAGCAGCAACAGCCGCGGCAATTAAGAAAATAGGATTGATTAAAATCTGCGCTCCCAACTTAAGAAACGCACCTCCAACCGTAGCCAAAGTAGAACCAAGACCTTTGAGTGAACTCGAAATAGTTTTACTATCTATTTTCCCAAGGTTTCCAGCGAACAATTTAGCACTTTCAGAAGCGCCTTCGAAGTCCATGTCCATTAACTGAGACTTCATTAACCCGAAGGCGTTTGAAGTTTGTTCGAAGCGCGAACCCGAAGCGAATATTGCCGCCCGTTCGTTAGCGTCTTTCAGTTTATCGGAAAGTTCACCCGCTTGTTCGGCAAGTGCAGCCATTTGTTTAGGGTCTGTTGCGTTAGCTAACTCCCCTTTTAAGGCTTTAAGTTCCGCACGGATTTGTGAAATACCGTTTAGCTTTATATTTATTTCTTGGTCTGCCATTAAATAACCATCATTGTGTTATCGTAGTCACCTCTATTGCCACATCCACCTACGGGTTTGATATCTGAGTCCGTGTTTAAGTCACTCGTAAACTCAGGGAATAATGCTTTATTGGTAAGCAAATAGTTAGTTAATCTTTTCTCGTAGAAAGCAGCCATTTGCCCGTAGTGGTCCATAACGAATGCAGTTTCACCTTGCGAAACATTACTTGAATAGTCACCGAACTGCGTTTGAATACCTTTATTTTTAAGTTGGTATGTTAGTCCGAAGGCGGCTTGCTCGGCTGCCCTCCACGCTACAACTGGTTGTATTTTTTCGACAAGTGTTTCTTCGTCGTTGTTTAAAGTTTGAGCGTTATACGCACCCAATAGATACGCGTAGAAGTAACTTCCGAGTATTGCTTGGACTCGCATATCACTTGCGGGCTTAACGTACGGGAAAACGTCCGTCACGTCAACATTCGCGGTTATGGGTGTGTTTACTTTTAAGTAATTTTCAGTTACGAAATAAATCATAATGTCGGTGTGTTATTTTCGCTCAATGGTGGTAAAGCTGCCATTGCTCGTATTTCGTTAGGTGTCATTGTTTCTAAAACCTTCGCCGCTAAAGTTGGGTTCATTGAGTTGAGCGCGTTTATAATTGCCTTCCCTTCATCCTCAACGGCTGTGATTGTTTCGTTTACGATTTGGTAGTTAGTAATTTCGATGTGAGTATTTATTCCTACGACTTTTAATAGTTGGTTAAACACATCTGCAACCGTTTCGCGCAAAGGAATAATAGTATTTTTCTCGAAAATAACGTAGGCTTGTTTAATGTCCGAACCCGAACCAAGCGAACCCGTAGTGCGCACTCCTAAAAGTATAGGGTCAATCGTATGTGCGAAACAAATTTGTTCGGTATTCAACTCAGAAACCCCCTTGAAAAGTTCGTCGTTTGAATTTGTAGGTACGTTTACTAAGTCGGGTAAACTTTCTTTGTTATTAGCGAAGAAGGCTACCGCTTTTCCTGCGTTTTCCGCACCTTTCAACTTGTTAACCGTGTCTTTGATTAACTGCATTTCTTCAGGTCCTTGTGGTTTCTTAGGAAACATCATGGCAAACGACGGGAAGATTGAGTTTTGTATGTTTGACTTCTGCAAGTAGCTAAGTTCACCACTCAAAAAGGCGAAGTTCAACGCACTTGTGTACTGCGGTAAAGGGTAATAGTCTTGACCTACGCTTTGACCTTCGTAAGCCAACAAATAACATCCGTCTTTGTGTTCGGGGTGGTATGGTAAATAAGTCTTTATTTGAAGTCCGTACTCCCAATCTTCGTTAACAGCGTAGATAGTTTTGGTTTGGTTAATTCTTACCTTCTCAGGTGCTACCCGGTACACGTTAAACACCTTCCCACCTTTCAACTCAACGTGAAAATAGCATCTATCGTGTAGAATAATGTCTTTAGTGATTGCTTTAATAGTTCCCTTCAATCCGATTTTCTTACCGAACGAATAAAGTACTACCTTTTCCATGTCCGTAAGTTTAGACTCGTCAAAGGTATAACCCCCACCAATAGCCGCGTTAGTCTTAAAGTCAACTACCGACCCATGCAACGGACTCATAAAGTACATTTGATTAAGGTATTGAGGATATAAATTGTCATCACCAAAACGAACGTAGCCTTGTGTAGTGTAGCGTACATCTATTCGTGGCAAAGACAAGTTACCACCCGGTACTTTAAGAAACGGTGTACTAAAACTTTGGTAACCCGTGTCAACTGCTTTGAGCGTGTCATCGCTCTTAAACTTTCCAAATAATCCCATTATTCATAAATTGAATTTGATATACCCTCAACAACCATACGCCCCTCTTCAACTAAAGTTAATCCTAACTCATTCGTGTTTGGGTCAACTACAATTGGCACTGGACTTTCATAAACCCAATAGCGGTACTGACCAATGCGAAAAGTCACGTCTACGCCTTCCGTTAAATAAAATAAATTATAACGGTTTGGGTAACTTGAATAATCCACACCAACCCAATAAATAGGGTCAAGTGTTTGGTCCATTTCCCACACGAATTTAAACAACCAAGTCGGTGCAGTAATTGTCGCACTTTCCGTTAGTGTTAGGGCAAAAGTATTGAGTGAATTTTTTTCTAAGTATATCATACTACTTTAATAAGTAACCATTTGAAAAGTTGGTTAAATAAAAAAGGGGAGTGCGAACCCCCCTTAGTTTTTAGTGTTGTGTT